TATGCTTGCCGAGTCCCATATCAGCATTCATACTTGGCCAGAAAAAGGTATGGCAGTGTGTGACGCTTTTACCTGTGGTGACCACACTACACCTGAAAAATGTGTAGAATATATGCAGAAGATGTTGAAGTCAACCGACATCATTATGAATGAATTTATTAGACCTTTAGAATGAAAATGTTTGCGGCAATGAGAATTGTGGGCAGTATCATGGTAATCTCTGCCTACTTTGTTGTTTTACATGTTAATATTTATCTTGGTGTTGCAATGCATGTGATTGCAGACACTATTTCAATTCCATATTTTGTAAAAACAAAATCTTGGGATATTGTAATTATGCTAGGATTTCTTCTAGTGATTGGAATCTCCAAACTTTTATCATGAACATTTTCGTGACTTCTTCGTGTCCAACAAAATCAGCTCAGGTACTACCTGACAAACATATCGTCAAGATGCCTCTAGAGACCTGTCAGATGCTCTCTATCGTTGCTTCAGATAAGTGGGGACACGGATACGGCACTCTTCCCAAGGCAGACGGTACTCCTTATGCCACTGAGAAGGGTGCCTTTCGCAATCATCCTTGCACCATATGGGCAAATGAATCTGAAGAAAATGCACGGTGGTTGTTAGTTCATGGATTTGCATTGTGCCAAGAATACGCTGCAAGATATGAAAAAACTCATACTTGCTTTCATACACTTCTTGCTGCACATGAGATATTTCCAAATGTAAACTATAGCAATCACACACCATTTGTTTTTGCAGGACCTGACGAATTTAAGTTGGATACTTCAATATCCATCTTCGACAAATACAAGATGTATATTGCATCTAAACCTTGGGTATGTGATAATTATCTTCGGTTGCCCCATCGTAAACCAGAATGGGTTTAAATAACTCATTTACTAAATAATATTATACTACGAGGTTTAGTAAATGAGTTGCGTTTATCAAATAAGGAACAAAATAACAGGGGAAAACTACATAGGTTCTACTGAAAAAAATTATATGCTTAGATTTGCTAAACATATAACTATGTGCAACAGTAATAAAATGGATTGCCCTAAACTTTATGAAAATTTTTTAAAGTATGGATATCACAATTTTGTTATTGAAGTCGTCAAGTGGATACACGAAGACGAAGACCTCAAAAAAGTAGAACAAGATTATTGTGAATGGTTAAACCCTTCTTTAAATTCTTTATGGGGAACCAAACACACCAAAGATTCTATTGATAAAATGCGTAAGTCGCAGAGAGAATACTGGTCTAAAAATTCTCATCCAAGAAAAGGTGTTCCTTTTACTGAGGAGCATAGAAATAATCTTTCAAAATCTATGGGTAAAAAGTGTTATGTTGATGGGGTAGTTTATGAATCCGTGAAAGAATGTGCTAAAATACTTGGTATCCATAGGGATACTGCAAGTTGGAGGATGAGAAGTAAATCATTTCCAAATTACTATTACCTTTGATCTTTATTTTTTGATATGGAAATTACTGATACTAAACCATTCTTGTGGGTGGAAAAGTGGGCACCAGAATCTGTTGATGATTTGATTCTTACTAAAAGTGTAAAGGAGTTTTTCACTAATGTAGTAAGTGAGGGGCAACTGAATCAAAATCTTATCTTGCAAGGTTCTCAGGGTTGTGGTAAAACTCAAACTATTAAAACTCTCTGTAAGATTACAAAACAGGATGTTTTGTTTTTGAATGGTTCTTCTGAGGGTAGATATTTGGATACTATTCGCAATCAAGTCATTAATTTTGGAACTACTGTTTCTATGTTTAATGATAAGAAAAAGGTAGTATTCTTTGATGAGTTTGATGGGACAACTAATGATGTGATGCTTTGTCTTCGTGGAGTGATTGAACAACTTCACAATAATGTATGCTTCATTTTTACTTGCAATAATCTTAATAAAATTATTGAACCAATTCAATCAAGGTGTGTTGTTCTTAAATATACTCCCATTCCAAAGAATGAAAAACCTGAGTTGATGGTATCTACTTTTAATAGAGTGTCTCATATTCTTGACGAGGAAAATATTGAGTATGATAAAAAAGTTGTAGCAGAACTTATCAAAAACTATTTTCCAGATACAAGGCAACTTCTTAATACTCTTCAACGATACTCTGTGAGTGGAAAAATTGATTCTGGTATTCTTGCTACTTTTTCTGATGTTGCCGTTAATGACCTTATTAAAAACCTTAAAGAAAAAAACTTTCCTGAGGTACGTAAGTGGGTGGTATCTAACCTTGACAATGATGTTACTGTACTTATGCGTCGTATTTACGATGCTCTTTATTCATCCCTTGAAAACAATAGTGTTCCTGCTGCTGTGCTTGTGCTTGCTAAGTATCAGTATCAGGCTGCATTCGTGGCAGACCAAGAGATAAATATGCTTGCTTGTTTAACTGAAATTATGATTGAGTGTGAATTTAAATGAAAAATAAAAAAACTAAGGTATTAGCACAAATGAAATCATCTCATTATTATATTTTCTGGGGTATCTGCACTGTTGCAGTTGTTGTCGGTCAGATTTATGTTGGCACTGGATATAGACAAATGGCAGATGAAGTAGGTCGTATCGGAAGTTTCTTTGAGAAGATTGAAAATTCTTTGGAGAGACTTGATGGGATTATTTAATATTGATAAAAACAAACTGGTAGAAGAAAAAGTTAAAACAACACCTGAACTCGTTGAACAAGCAAACTTTGGTTTGTTTCGTGCTAAAATGACTCTACCTGCTGCCGCAAAACATTGTGGTATGACACAGAAAGAAATGAAAATGACTTTCTGGGAATTTTTGAAGTATCATCCTGTTGATTATGAAAACGTTTCCTCTAAAAACCTGTCTTAGATATCCTGGGGGTAAGTCTAAAGCAACAAAGACTTTATCACCTTGGTTTCCAGAAGACTTCAAAGAATATCGTGAACCATTCATTGGGGGTGGTTCTGTAGCATTTTATGCAACACAAGCATATCCAGACGTTCCTGTTTGGATTAATGATAAGTATGTGACTCTCTATAATTTTTGGGTGCAACTCAGAGATCGTGGTGATGAACTTTCCGATCGTCTAAATGATATCAAATCAAAAGCATCTAACTATGAATCTCAGGATGATAAGGATGCTGCACATAAAGAACTATTTGATCAGACACGAGATGATATCAATGGTCAAGATGGACTTGATCGTGCTGTAAGTTTTTTTGTATTGAATAAGTGTAGTTTTTCTGGATTGACTGAGAACAGCACTTTTTCTAAAACTGCTTCTCGTTCTAACTTTTCTTTTATTGGTATTCAAAAACTTAAGCAGTATTCTCAGTTGATACATAAGTGGAAGATTACAAATATTGATTACTCAGAAGTCATGAATGCTCCTGGTGATGATGTATTTGTATTTCTCGATCCTCCTTATGATATCAAAGACTTTCTTTATGGGAAAGATCGTGAGATGCATAAGTTCTTTGACCACGATAAATTTGCTGACGACGTTTATAAGTGTCCACACAAGTTCATGATTACCTACAATGTGAATGATAGGTTATTGGAACTTTATAAAGATTACTATCTTCGTGAATGGAAACTTCGTTATTCTATGGCACATCGTGGTGAGAAGGGGACTGATGAGAATGTGAAGACTGAACTTCTTGTAACTAACTATCCAACCGAAAGTCAAGAAAACAATATCCTGACTCAAATTCTTTTTGATTTATGACTGAACTAAAAGATTGGCTCAATTCTATCAATCAAACGAAGAAGAATCTGATTGATGAAGATCCTTCACTTGAGAAGGAATATCCTCCGTATATTGTGAACCGTTGTTTCTCTGGACACATCGATACCCTGATGTTTGCGAACGAACTGAATCAGTATCATTTTCTTTCAAAAAAGATGCAATATGACTTTCTTATAAATATTGTGAGGAAAAAGAAGAGATTTTCTCCCTGGATCCGTCAAGATAAAATCAAAGATCTTGATTATGTCAAAAGTTATTATGGTTATAGTAATGAGAAGGCAAAGCAAGCTTTGAAAATTCTAACAAAGGAACAACTTAATTTTATTAAATCGAAATTTGATACTGGAGGAAAAAAATGAGTGTTGTTAGAGAACCAGAAGTGAGGTGGACGCCGGAACAAATGGTTGAAGTGGTTCTTGGGGAACCAGATGACTTTTTAAAAGTTCGTGAAACTTTGACTCGTATTGGGGTCGCATCAAGGAAAGAGAAAAAAATTTATCAGTCCTGTCATATTCTGCATAAACAAGGTAGATATTTCCTTGTACATTTTAAGGAACTGTTTGCTTTAGATGGAAAGCACGCAAATCTGACAGTCAATGATGTCCAACGTCGCAACCGTATTGCCCAACTGCTTGCTGATTGGGGTCTTATTGGTATTGTTGATGTAAGTAAGATTACTGATATTGCACCACTCAATCAGATTAAGGTTCTTGCATATAAAGACAAGCAAGACTGGATTCTTGAGACCAAGTACAATATTGGTTCTAAGAAAAAACGGGTAGAAGAAACCGAATAAAAAAGTGGGGGTTTTACTACCCTCTTTTTTATGTCTTATGCTAATATATACTTATGGATGCCTTCGGGGTCCACACAACGCAATCTCGCTTTTTAGGAGAGCTACAAATGACTA